GTTGCTTGCTTATTGTATTAAGCATAATCATTGGTCTGTGTTTGAACAGTCTTCTATGACTCTTGAGATTGAAACGAATCGTGGTATTGCAGCACAGATTTTGCGTCACCGTAGCTTCACATTTCAAGAGTTTTCGCAAAGATATGCGGACACAAATCTGATTTCAGAAAAAATTCCTCTTCCCGAACTTCGTAGGCAGGATACAAAGAACCGTCAGAACTCCACAGATGACCTTGGAGACTATGTAAAGTTAAAATTGTTGGAAGATATCCGAGTTCACTTTGCTGCCGCTCAGAATCTCTATAATCGCCTTCTAGAGGCAGAAGTGGCAAAAGAGTGTGCTAGGTTTGTATTACCCTTGGCAGTCCCCACACGCATCTATATGACCGGTTCTTGCAGGTCGTGGATACATTATATCAATCTCAGGTCGGCACACGGAACTCAAAAAGAACATATGGTAATTGCAGAGGAATGTAAAGAAGTATTCAAACAACAATTCCCATCTGTTGCAGAAGCTCTTGAGTGGTAATGTCAGTATCTTTAATTTGTGCGTGTAAAAATCGTGCAAAACCTCTTAGAATTTCATTATCTTCGTGGTTATTGTTTGATCAAATAAAGGAGATTATTATCGTTGATTGGGACTCTGACGAACCAATTTATGATTTTGCAAAAATTGATAAAAGAATTAAAATTATCCGAGTTGATAATGAAAAGTATTTCAATCAATCACAACCTCTCAATTTGGCTTCAAAATTAGTCACCAATGAAAATTTATTAAAAGTGAGTTGCGATTACATACTCAATCCATACTTTAACTTCTTTGATTCATATTCACTGGAAGATAATGAGTTCATAATGGGATTCAATACCCTAGAAAAAGATGCATTCTTGCATCCTCTCTGGGGTTTTTTGTATGTGAAACGTTCTCATTTTAATGCAGTTGGTGGATATAACGAGGATCTCGGGAAATATTATTCTGGAGAAGATAGTGAATTATGGTTGAGACTTATGGCTCTTGGTCTTACTCCAAAACCGATTAAAACAACCAAACTCACTGCGATTCACATATTACATTCTGATAAGAAAAGAGTGGAACATTTTGAATCATTTGAAAAAATAGAACGACTTCTGATTGAGAAAATGGGTGGAGAATCAACAGATAGTCTCTATTCCCATATGGTAAAATTGTCTAAGAAGAAGAATCTGGAAGAATATCCAGATTGTGAAAGAATGTATGAGATGTTGAGTGAACCAGATTCAAATCAAAATATTAAATTTGACATAACTCCATATCATAAACCAATTTATGAATGGAACTTAGAAAAAATTGATAATCAAATTTATAAAGCTGTGAAAATATGACTATCTCGGTAATTTCTGCTTGTAAGAATAGAGTTGATGCTCTCAGTATCTCAGTATCTTCTTGGATATTATTTGATGAGATTGACGAGATTGTAATTGTAGATTGGAATTCGGATAAGTCTGCAAAGTATCTAACGGAATTAAGTAATAAAATAAAAGTAATTACTGTACCAAATGAACAATACTTCAATCAACCACAACCACTAAATCTTGCTGCAAAGATTTCTACTGGAAACAATATTTTAAAATTGGATGCAGATACAATACTAAATCCATATTATAATTTTTTTGATCATTATAAAGTAGATGAGACCAACTTTATAACAGGAATCTATAAACAAAATATCAATTTTGTTCATCAACCAAATACCAGTGCAAAAAAACCTCATAGGTGTCTTGAACCTATTTGGGGAACTTTATATTTGACCAGAGAGAATTATTTCAAAATTGGTGGATATAATGAAAATATGGATGAGTATGTTGCTTGGGAAGATAACGAAATTGTTGCACGTCTGGTGTTACTTGGATTAGAACATACAAGAATTGAACATCATCTCAACACCATAATGTCTATTCCTCACGGATATAAAGAAAGAATTGAAAATTTCAAAGCTTATAACGAAAAGAAATCTTTAGAACTTTTAGTCAGGAAAAAATTTAAAGAAAAATATAGTCTTGATGAGGAGGATAATACTATAGATAAAAATATACACAAGATTCTTCTAGAAAAACATAATAGAATCAATTGCAACTTATATAAACCAAAGCAAAAAGATGCATTTTATGTTGAACCTGTGATAGAATGGGATATAGAACAAGTAGGTTCCCAACACTACATTGCTCAAAAAATACTCAATAAATAATCGTACATATTATTCTTAACAAATGGCAATTTATCCAATAGTTCACAAGGAAACTGGTGAGAAAAAAGAAGTTGAAATGAGTGTTCATGATATTACTCAGTGGTATCAAGACAATCCTGAATGGAAAAGGGATTGGTCGGAAGGATGCGCTACTCCCGGAGAAGTCGGTGAGTGGAAAGATAAACTCATTGCCAGAAATCCAGGCTGGAATGATGTTCTTGCAAAAGCTTCAAAAATGCCTGGTGCTACCGTAAAGAAAATCTGATGGCAAGACAAAGAAAGACTACGAATGGCAACATTGGAATTGGAATGAGTGCCAAACAGATGAGACGTAAAAAACCTCTGAATTCTGATTCTATGGTGGATATTACTCCACTTACAGATAATCAAAAGATATTCTTTGATGAATATAATAAAGGTAAGAATGTCTTTGCTTATGGTGCCGCAGGTACAGGTAAAACATTCGTTGGACTTTATCTTGCACTTAAAGATGTTCTTGATGAAAGAACTCCTTACGAAAAAGTTTATATCGTAAGATCTTTGGTTGCTACTCGTGAGATCGGATTCCTTCCTGGAGATCACGACGATAAAGCCGCACTTTATCAAATTCCTTATAAGAATATGGTGAAGTATATGTTTGAGATGTCTTCAGATGCTGATTTTGAAATGCTTTATGGAAGTCTCAAATCTCAAGAAACTATTTCTTTCTGGTCTACTTCGTTCATTCGTGGTACTACTCTGGATAATGCTATTGTTCTGGTAGATGAGATGCAAAACTTGAATTTTCACGAATTAGATAGTATAATTACTCGTATTGGTGAAAATAGTAAGATTATTTTTTGCGGTGACGCAACTCAATCTGATCTCATCAAAACACAAGAGAAGAATGGTATTATTGATTTCATGAAGATTATTCGTGCAATGGAATATGATTTTTCTACAGTAGAATTTGGAGTTGATGATATCGTTCGTTCTGGACTTGTCAAAAACTATATCGTAACGAAACTAGCTTTGGGTATGTAATGTTTGTTCATTTAGATTATTTGAAAGAAGAGGTGGATCTTCAAGCTGAAACTATTGAGGGAACTCGTTTTTATAAGGTTCCCTCAGGTAGAATGTACCCTTCTATTACATCTGTGACTAGTTTTTACGGTAGACAGAAATTCATTGACTGGCGTAAGAAAGTTGGTGAAGAGAAAGCCAATCAAATTACTAAGGTTGCTACCGAGAAAGGAACAAGATTCCACGATCTTGTTGAGAAGTATTTGTTGAATGAAGATATTGACAAATATAAACCTTTACCTACTACGAAGTACTTATTTCTTGCTGCTAAACCCTATCTGGATCGTATAAATAATATACATGCTTTAGAGAAGTCACTTTATAGTGACTACTTGGGGCTTGCGGGTAGAGTAGATTGCATCGCAGAGTACGATGGAGAACTCGCAGTCATTGACTTTAAGACTTCAAAAAGAATAAAACCAGAAGAATGGGTTGAAAATTACTTCGTCCAGGAAACAGCATACGCTTGTATGTATTATGAAATGACTGGTATTCCAGTCCAAAAATTGATTACTATTATGGTCGCTGACAATGGAGAATGCTTCGTCTATGAAAAACGCAACAAGAGTTACTATATTAAACTTCTTACCAAGTACATCAGAGAATTCGTCTCTCACAAAACAGGAACCCATGCAGAACAATGAACAGGTAGATTCATTAATCAAGGAGAAATTCTTGTGTCAATCTAAATTTGCACAAGACATTGAATATCTTGTAATGACATCTAAGATTAATTATATTGAAGCAATATGCACATATTGTGAAGAGAATGGTATTGAATTTGAGTCAGTATCTAAGTTGATTTCAAAACCACTCAAAGAGAAACTCAAGAGTGAAGCAACACAACTTAACTTCCTCAAAAAAACTACTCGTGCAAAATTGACCTTTTGATTTATGACGCCATTGGATGTTTATAAAACATACTTGGCATTCAAAAATCATTTCACGAAACCAAACTACGATTACTTTCAGTATTGCGGAAAGTCCCGTGCTTCAAAGGAATCCTTCAACAAACGTAAGGATAGATATTTCTTTGAAAGAATGTCTAGACAAAAAGGTGATGAAGAAATTAAACAATATTTTCTCGCCAATTTCGTGGAATGTGATGATCCATCCAGACTTTGGATTGGAGAAATCATTGAATGCGGAGAAACACACTATACGAATTGGTTAAAAAGAGCTCAAAGTCTTACTTACCTGTTCAAGACAGAAGCAGAAATTTTCATTCGTAAAGATAATTTTAACGAACTTTTTGAGATCAAGGGTAGTGCTCACCCAGATCTCCTCAAAAAACATTTACAAAAAGCCATATCCTTGGAAACAATGGTTATATTGGATAACATCCTAGGATATGTCAAAAAATTTGATAAAAAACTGATTGATCCCGTGTGGGAAACCGTCAGTTTACGTATTAAAAAATACAAGCCTTTCCTAAATAATGATATGGAAAAATATACACAAATTCTCAAGGAGTTAGTATTGTGAGTGGATTCTTTCAATCTGAAATTGTCCGTAACGCCATCATAGAGATGGAGAAGTTGCAAACGGAAATTATTGAAAAAACTTTTAGTGCTCCTATTATGGACACTAAACAAAAGAAAGAACATGTTGAATTGATGAGGAATTTTCTAGAAAAACAGAAGAACCTCTATTTCCGTCTGTCATTGTCGGATGACCCAGAAGCAGTTGAAATGAAAGGAAGAATTCAAGAAGCTGCTGCGTTTTTGGGAATGAACCCAAATCAAAATATGACAGATTTTTTCAAAGATATGGAAAAAACACTAGATAAACTAGAAGAAATCGCAGAAAGATAAATGTCCTATAACTACAGGATCACCTCCAAATATTGCTACCACAATGGTGAGATTGTAGATATGTTTTTCATTAATGGAATTCCTTTTACTTTTGATGACATTCCTGATCATTTAATTGATGATCCTTATGTTATGATGGAAGCAGAAGATAACCCATATTATACTGTTGAAGATATGTATAGATGGTCTAATTATTTAATTGATGAAGAATGTCATCCACTATTGTTTGAACTAAATATAGAAAACCCAGAAGAATTGCCAAAGGACTGATGAAGACTTTTAAACAATTTATTGAAGAAGCCAATCAAGTCCAAGAACTTTTCGGGTTTGATATGCCTAAACCCCCTGCACCAAAACCTTCTACGGAAGTTCTTGCGTATAAGAACTACAAACCAGGAGTTCTTGATAAGTCTAGTGGAAAGTTTACTCAAAGAGCTCACACTGGTGCAGAACAGAAAAGATATGGTTGGAAACCAGTCAATGTAAGTTCTTATAGTAAGGCAGATACTCCAGGATCTTTAACCGCAAGTGGTCATAAGTTTGATGACAAACAAAAATTAGTTGCAGTTCCTTATGCATCTAAAACAAGTTCTAAACCATCCACTGAATTTGGAACCAAACTTAATATTACCAGAGCACCTGGAGTAACTCCTGTTGCAAAAACTTCTGTTCAGGATACAGGAAACTTTGGTCCTGCAGGAAATTATAATAAAAAGACAAGTTATGATCTTTCCTTGTCAACTGCAAGGGATGTTTCAGGTAAACCAAACATCACTTCACAAGAGTTTGGTAAACAGAAAGTTTATGTAAGAAATGCACCAGAACCTACTGCTGCTGCAAAACCAGCCAAAAAATAATCTTAAATGGGGCTTGACATCCCCGGTCTACCACGGTAAACTAAAGTCGTCCCAAAGGCCAAATACGTTCAATACGGAGAATACAAATGTCTTTTGCTGATCTTAAGAAACAGTCCCGTGCTGGTTCACTGACTGAAAAACTGATCAAACAAGTAGAAAAACTGAATAGTGGGGAATCCAGTGGAGATGACCGTTTCTGGAAACCCGAAGTTGATAAAGCTGGAAATGGTTATGCGGTCATTCGTTTCCTACCTGCACCCGAAGGAT